GGCCATACTGCTCGGCAGCGGCGCGGGAGCACTCAAACTCGAACGCAGCGGCTTCTTGAGCGCGGCGGTCGGTCGGGTTAGCGAGAGCGTGAATGGCACGGATGATGGAGAAGCGCTGCTGCTCCTTCTTGGTCATGCCAATCTCTTGGGCCTCGAGGGCGCGCTCGGAGCCGATCACTTCGAGAAGCTCACCACGGAACTCTTCGACGCTCTTGCCCTCTGCGATTGCCTTGCGAGCCATCTCGCCTTGATTGTGCCGAGCACCGAGCTCGACGATTTGCGCAGCACTGCGCTGTGCGGCTTTGCGGGCTTCCGCCTCGACTGCCGCGATGTCCACTTGATCGGTCATGATGACCTCCTTGGGATTATTGGACTCTACGGTGATTTGAGGAACGTGCCCGCTGCGACCAACGCCGACTGTCACGTCAGCGGGGATCGAAACGATGCTTGCCTCGACGGGGCGCCAGGACTTGGCCACATAGGTGTCCTTGTCCTTGCGCTCCAGCTTGTTGATGGCGTAGCCGATTGAGACATTCGCACGGATACCGTCCACCACATCATCGAAGACCTCGCGGGCCAGTGGGCCTTTTCCAAAGCGCACCGTCGCACGGAGTCGCCGTGCCGAGCCATCAAGGTCAACCGATTCAATAACGCCAATTTGCTGCTCGGGGTCGTGATCGAGCAGAAGCGGGGCGCGTCCGCTGTTCAGAAAACTTAGGTCAATCGCGTCTTCGGAATGCTCCAGCACCTCGATGCCGAAGCTGCGCTCGACCGGCTCCTCGGAGGAAACAGCCATGCGCACCCGGCGCTCGTCAGCGTTGACGGCGCCAGCCTCGAGCTCCATAGCCCGATGCACCACCTCGGGCGCTGCCTTGCGCTCCTCCTCCATGTTGCCGCGATCCTCCGCCGGCTCGATGGGGTCGATCTTCGTCAGGGTCGAGAAGCGATGACCCACCATCACGTCGGAGGGCTGGCCTTCGCTGTCGAAGATGCGAATCAGGGCAGCGGGATCATCGGGCTCTCCGTTGATCACCACGTCAGTGTCGGGCACCTCGATCTGGCCATCGCGCACGATTTCCTCGATCTGGCCCCGGGCCGTTCCGCCAGCACTGTCCCAGCGAACGAAATCGCCGATGCTGAGCTCGTCAGGTTCTGCGCGTTCCATGGCAGATGCCTCCTCAGTATTTTCGTCATTATAACCGCGATCCGCATCATCTGCGGCATCCATACGCTCGACAATGTTATCGGCCCAGGTCTTGCCCGCGTCGCCGCCCCAGAGGGCCCACGCGATGCGCCCAGCGCTCGGATAGCCCTCCTCGCCGGGGCTGAAGCCTTCGCCCTGCTTATCCACCTCATGACGCGCAAAAAACGATTTCATGCGCTTCACGGTGTCTAGGCTGAGGCTCTCGCGGTTGCTGATGTCTCGAGCTCGAGCCACGCCCACCTCGGTGCCGCCGCGCCCGTACTCCTCGCGCCACTCCAGGCCTCGCCTTGCCTCGGCCACCATCCCATCGGTGGGGGTGGTGCTTATCTCGACGCCTTTATAAGTGGCCATAAATCACCTATGCGAAGGTCACGGTATCGGACGCGCCGGCGGCAGTCACTTCATACACGTTATAGCCGGCGGGGGTGTGAAGAGTGTGAGTAACTCCAGCGCTAAAGGTGGCCGTCACGGTGTCAGGGACGCGGATGATGACGACGCCAGAGCCGCCTGCGGCACCAGTGCCAGAGATCCCACCCCCTGCTCCACCACCGCCTCCGGTATTTGCAGTACCAGCCGTGCCAGAAACCACGGCACCACCAGCTCCCCCACCGCCAAGGCCGCCAGCGCCGCCAGCATGGGAAAAAGAGCTACCGCCCCCACCGCCTGCACGGTAAATACCAACACCAGTGATGTAGGACTGAACGCCGTCACCGCCATTACCAGCTCGGACGCTGGTGACCGAATTTCCGCCAACTTGAGCGGCACCGCCACCACCACCACCGTGATAGGTATAGCCGCCAGCATTGCTGCCTGCGCCACCGTTAAAGCCTTGATCCGCAGTGCCCGTACCAATGTTTGTTCCGCCAGCGTCTCCACCACCACCAGAACCACCGTTGTTGTCTCCGACCGGCGTTCCAGCACCTGCACCACCTCCGCCACCGCCGATAGAGACAATGGTGTCGAAGGTTGAATCGCTTCCAGGGTTGCCGTAAGGCGCAGGGCTCGTGGTATGAGGTTCAGCCGCGCCGCCAGCACCAACCGTGATGGTGTACGCTGTGCCTAAAGCAATGCTTAGCGCAGATTCAGCAGCCGCGCCGCCGCCAGAAGATTCACCCGTGACAGACGAGCGGTAGCCACCAGCACCGCCGCCACCGTTGTGGCGCGTTGAACCGCCACCTGCGCCAGCGATAACAAGGTACTCGGCGACAAAATCAGGAACACCCCGAGCCCGCCTCACCGGCCCCCGAAGCCCTCGAATTGGCGAGAGGCCGTTAAGCATGGCTGACCATCACCCGAGCAGCGCCGCCGGACTCGTTCCCGGGGTAGGCGTAGACGCGATTGGCCCCCGCGACGCCCGGAAAGAGATCGGACAGGGAAGCATTGGCCTCGCCCTCGGCGAAGTCATAGATGATCGAGCCCGTGGTATCGGTCGGAGCCGAGGCACCCACGGTGGCCTTGATATAGACGAAGTTTTGGCTCAGCACCTGAAAGGTCAGCGAGCTCACGTCGGAGTTGGTGAGCAGCGTCCAAGTGTCCGCCGCGATGTCGATGTTGGTGTTTTGGGCCATGAATCAATCCTCGGTCACGTCGGGGACGACTGGCATTTGCTGCGCCCCATAGGGTTCAAGTGCAAATTTTACCCCAAACTGAGCCATGAGCTCTTTGTCGCGGGCAATCTGGGAGAGGAGCTCCTCAACATCTCGGCCATACTGCGCCGCCACGTCCTGAAGGCTCAAAATGCCAGCCTTCATGCCGTTCACGGCTGCGGTCATCTCTTTCTGCGGGTCCACCCAATTCCAGGCCCGGCCTCGGAACTCTGCGGCATCAGAGAAGCGCTCAAACTGCCGGACGGGGATGCCGAAGCTATCCACCTCCATCGCTGCCTCGAGCCAGGCGTCGAAGGTCGGCCGCACAAAGTGGTCGAGCATGAATTGCTGGAGCGTGCGGTAGTAGTCCCGCTCCTCGAGGGCGCCCTGGCGGATGCTCGAATAGCTCGTGGCCTCGAGATCGTTAGAGAGTGAGGTGTAGGACACCCCGAGCCCCGAGGCGATGCCCTTGAGCACACTGGTGTGGAAGGCGTCGAACTCGGAGGACGGATAGTCGGGGTCGAAGCTCTTGAAGTCGACGCCCTGCGGCAGCTGGTGGAAGGTGCCGGGCTGCGCGTCCATGATCGGCACATTGCCATCCATGTCATCAGCCACAAAACCGTCGCCGCTGGGGGACGTGAAAAAGCCCATCTTGCTCGCGCCCACCCGGGCGTTGACGATGGCCGCCTCGCGCAGCGCGCCCAGCTGCTTCATGGCAGACAGAGCCGGCGCCATCCACGGCTCGCCTCGAGTCTGCCCAGCGCGGAGCGGGCGGAAAATGTGGATCACCCGATCAGCGGGGATGCGCTTATGCTTGGGCGAGCGCGTCTGCGTGGTGAAATCGTAGTCGCCGGGGTGCCCCGTCAGGATGTGATAGGCCACCGGCTTGCGGAAGCGGTCGAGCTCCACGCCCATGCGAATCTCGTTCCCGTTGGGTAAGCGCTCCGACTTTTCCTCGTCGATCTGGTCAGGCTCGATGAACTCGAGGGCAAAAGAATCGTGAAAAGAGGCGCCCCGGTGCTTGATGATGAACACCTCGCCGTCCCTCGCGAGGCCCTCCATGACCATTTTCTGCACGTCATTCCAGCTCATCTTGCCGTCGACGGTGCAGTTGCCGAGCCGTCCCCAGCGCCGAAAGGCCATCTCCACGGCATTATTCCCGCCCTGATCGAGGCGGCCAACGCTATCGAGCGCCTTCACCTGAAGGGTGAAGCCCCGATCGCCGATCACGTTGGTCTTCAGGAGCTCGAGGTAGCGCTTCGCGTACTCGTTATTTCGAGCCAGATCGCGGGTCCGCGCCCGCATCCTTGAAATTACGGGGTATAGCTCCGAATCTGCGCTGCGCTCACTGCCGGGGAAGTCAGCAAAAAGCCGCCCAGTATTGGCGGCTGCGTAGGATCGCTTGAAGGTCCGGCCCCGCGTCGGCTCTGGGGCAGGCTTCTTTTTGAACCAGTCAGCGATCCCCATGCTTAAAACCTCACTTGAATGGTCGAGCCGTTCTTCTTCCCGCGCTTCACGAGCTCTTTGTTATTGTGCTGGACAACCTCGCGGCGGTAGTGATCACGCGCATCGAGGAGCTCTTGAAAACTCAGCTTCGTCAAGCTACGGCCGGCGATGGAGTAGGATGCCACGTCGGAGTCGGCCTTGCCTTGCAAAATGGTCTCGATCTTATCAACCATGATCTCGGCATGAATCCGAGGATCGGCTTGGTTCGAGTCCATGTCGGGGATGGCATCGAAGTCCCCGATGTCGACCACGATGCGATTGCCGCTCGCCGTCTCCGTGATCTCCAGCTGCCAATGATAGCGGCCGGGCAGGAAGGCGGCGCTCGTCTCACTCGATACCGTGAAAAGATAATAATCATCCGTCGAACCCGCCGCCTGGGGCAGTTTGATCTCGGTGGAGCCACCACCCGTGATGCGGGCCACATATTCGGCGGTGAATCCATCGCCGGTGGGGTAATCGTCCGCCACGTCCGAGCGCTTCCATTGCAGGAAGTCACCGACCACGATCTCGGTGGGTTCACCTTCCGGGGCGTTCGCTGCGTCGAAAAGATTGGCCATCGTCACCGCCAGCTATTAACGAAGCCGCCCGCCCGGGCCGGCCGTGGCACAAAGGCTTGGCGCTTGGGCTCGGGCGCCGCCTCCTGCTTTGTCTCTGCCGGAGCCGCATCCAAACGGGCAGCTAAGGCATTGACGTTCACGCCAATGATAGCATGAGCCGCCAAAGCGTACACAAAGCAGTCAAGCGCCTCATTTCGAGGCCGAGTCTTGATGAACTCCCGCCGCTGGAAGCCCTTATGGTATCGGGTCACGATCTTCTCGGCGGTCAGCTGCTTGAAATACTCGTCGGGCAAAGTGTCGGAAAAATGGACATAGGCCGGCCCCTGATCCGTCACCTTGAGCCGACCGAAG